TTAGATTATATTGGCCCTGAAGATATGCTGCAAAAACGTGAACAGAATAGTGATGCAGTAGGTGTTCCACAGTTTTATTCTCAGATTGGTGATGCAATAGAAGTATTTCCTACACCATCAGGTGAGTTTCCAATGCAGCTTGCTTTTTTTGAAAGAATACCATCACTGAGTGATACCACGACATTTAACTGGTTATTACAAGATGAACCAGATTTGTATTTATATGGCACGTTGATGCAATCAGCACCATATTTATTAGATGATGCACGAACACAGACTTGGGGCGCGTTATATACAAACGCTTTAAATTCTTTGCAAGTTGCATCAGATGACACACGTTATGGTGGTTCTGGTCGCAGAATTATCATATCTAGTTATTAATATAAAAATGGTGTATAATGCACAAAGATTGATTTAAGGGAAAGCCATATGTCTTTTACAAATACTTTTGAAACCCATGTTTTAAATTATGTTTTTACTGCCACCAGTGTAACACGCCCTACAGCTTGGTATGTTGGTTTATTTACTGCTGATCCAACAGATAGCGGTTCTACAGCAAATGAAATATCAGGTAACGGTTACGCAAGAACAGCGGTAGCTTTTAGCGTATCTAATGATTTAGCAACTAACTCAGGGGCGGTAGAGTTTCCAGCAGCATCAGGCGGCAATTGGGGAACAATAACACACATGGCGGTAATGACTGCTTCCAGTGGTGGTACAATGATTGTTCATAGTGCTTTAACAGTTGCAAAAGCAATTAATGACGGTGATGTTTTCCGCATACCAACAGGTGACTTAGACATTACGTTAGCCTAATGACTGTTTACCGCGCTAATTACGGTGATGCTTTATATGGTCAGGATACTTACGGTTTATCTGGCTCTGTAATTGACGCAGCAGCAAGTATTACACCAATTTGCTCTGTAACAGCAACAGCGGTTAAAGTATTTCAAGGTGCATCTACGGCAACTACAGCGTGTTCTGTCACAGCTTCTTTGCAACAGGTTAAGTCAGGCGCTTCTACTGTAGCTTGTACGTCAAGTGTAACTGCAAATTCTGATACAATTATTGGTGGTGCTTCTGCCACAACGTGTACATCTGCCACAACTTCATCAGCAATTAAGGTAAGAACGGCTGCTGCTAATATTGTCTGTCAGGGCGTTGTTGTAACGGTTGCGGTAGAATATCCAGAAGTACCAGGTTTTAGACCAGGTTACGGTAAAAACACATATGGCTCATATATTTATGGTATTAACCACAGTGTAGAAGAGGGCGCTGCTGCAATTAACCTTGCTTGTAACGTCACAAGTGCTGGTATTCGCATTGCAGATGCAGCGTCAAATATCACCTTAACATCTACTATGACAGCTAACGGTGTCATAGATGTTGTGGGTCAGGCAAATATTGCACTATCATCTAGCGTAAATATAGAGTATAATCGCGTCAGATTAATGGCTGCTAGTTTAAACGTAGCTGCAACAGTAACGATTAAATCAAGGTATAAATGGTTAGATGCGCCAAATCCAACTACAACATGGACGGATGTATCAAACCCAAGTACAACTTGGACAGAAGCAGATTATTTAGAAAGGGCCGCATAAATGCCAGCATCAACAACTAATTATTCATGGAACTTACCTACCGTTGGCGGTGATGAAGATGCCTGGGGTGGTTTTTTAAATACAAATTGGACGAATTTGGACACGCTTTTAGGGGGTGTAACAAATACTGAGTTTGAAATTTTAGATGGCGCGACAGTGTCTACTGCTGAATTTAATTATTTAGTTGGCACAACTAGCGCAATACAAACTCAGTTAAACGCTAAAGCATCAACTGGTAAGGCGATTGCTATGGCAATGGTGTTTGGATAATATAGGAGTTTTTCATGGCAAATCCAAATGTAGTCGCAGTAACTAGTATTTTAGCTCAAACAGTTTTAGATGCTGATGTTGCTGCAAGCGCAGTTAGTTTATTAACGTGTGCATCAGATAAGTTATGTAAAATTAATTCATTAGTAATAGCTAACATAGATGGCACTAATTCTGCTGATATTTCAGTGTGGATTACACGATCTAGCGTTGATTATTACATAGCTAAAACAATCACAGTATCGGCTGATAGCACATTGCTACCCATAGATAAGAACATGGGGCTGTATTTAAATGAGGGTGACATACTCAAGATACAAGCAAGTGCAGCAGGAGATCTATCTGCTGTTCTTTCATATGAAGAGATTGATGACGCTTAATAGAAAGTAGCTTAATGAAAGCTTTCGGTAATATTGCAAAGGATGGTCAGGTCAGGGCAGTAGCTTCTGGCGCTTTGACTGATGGTAAAACTGTTGTTGTGAATGCTGATGGAACTGTGAGTGTTGTTGTTGAGACATCTTCTTCTGAAAATCTTGGTTCTGACGTTACTTTTAATGCTGCTAGTACATCTTTTGTAGCAAATGCATTTGATAGTACAAACAACAAAGTTGTTGTAGCGTACAGTGATGGTGGTAATAGCAGTTATGGACATGCTAGAGTTGGTACGGTAGACTCTTCAGATAATTCTATTTCTTTTGGCACAGAAGTTACTTTTATAAGTTCTGCTGTTCAGTATATTTCTGCTTGTTTTGACTCTGCAAACGGAAAAATAGTTATAGCTTACCAAGACATAAATGATAGTAATAAAGGTAAGGCTATTATAGGAACAGTAAGTGGAACTGATATATCTTTTGGCTCTTCGGTTGAATTTCAAACTGGAGAAACAACATGGATTAATGCTGTTTATGATACTAGCACATCTAAAGTAGTTATAGTCTATAGAAACTCAAGTGGTACTGGTAAGGCCATAGTTGGAACAGTAAGCGGTACAAGTATTTCCTTTGGGTCTGCAGTAAGTACAGGACATGGTGCTCTTCAAGGAACGGCCGTCTATCACGCAGCAGCATCAAGAATTGTTGCAGCAGGAAAAGTAGACAACTCCACTGCTAATGCAGTGGTAGGGGCGGTAAGTGGTACAAGTATTAGCTTTGGAAGTGCAGTTGCATATGGAACATCTAGCGCACAAAAAAATAATAATAAAATTGGATATGACAGTGCCTCAGAAAAAGTAGTTGTATTTTATAGAGATGAGGGAGACAGTAGTGACGGAAAAGCTTCTGTAGGTACAGTGGACTCATCAGACAACTCCATCTCTTTTGCCACAGCAGTAACAGTTACCACAGACACAGTTGATATGGTTGGTGTACAAGGTTTTAGTTCAGGTGGTCAAATAATATTTTTATACTCTGATACGGACAACACTAAAGGGGATTTAAAAGTAGGAACAATTTCAGGGACAACTCTTTCTGTTGGCAGTGAATTAAATGTGCGTAATGGGGGTAATACAAATTACTGGGGGCTTTGTGAAGATACTACTAATGACAGAATAGTGATTGCTTATGAGGGAGCTAGTAGTCATGGTATATCTAATGTTTACAATCCTGATTTTTCAATAACCAACATCACCTCAGAAAACTTCATAGGCTTCTCAGATGGTGCATTTGCAACCACTCAGAGTGCAGCAATAAACACAACTAACACAATAGACAGAAACCAAAGCGGCCTCACAGCAGGGCAAACATATTTTGTGCAAGCAGATGGCACACTTGGAACAACAGCAGCTTCTCCCTCAGTAACAGCAGGAACTGCTATATCAGCTACAGAACTAATAGTGAAGGGTTAGACAATGAAAACTATTGTGGAAACATCAACTAAGTTAAGCAAGTATCTCCTTGCAGATGACGTAACAATTACAGCGACATCAGACGATATTACAGTGGGAGATCCTGCTCAGTTTATTATTGCTGATCTAAACAGTGGCAACACAACGATTACTGAGAATGTAACCAACGCACCAAGCGATTGGACAGGCAACAAGTATTTCTTAGATGGCACAACTTGGTCAGCTAATCCTGATTGGGTAGACCCAGAAGCGGATGACGGAGAGTAAAAGCAATGCGTATCATTGGTAATGATCCAAGCGTACCAAGACAGGAACACGCTGTAGCTAGTGGTACGTTAACGAATGGTTCAAGTGTTATTGTTAATTCTGATGGGACTGTCAGTGTTGTTGCAGGGTCTGACACTACTTCTGGAACGGCTGTTCAGTTTGAATCTGGAAACATAAACAAGCCAAGATCTGCTTATGATACTACTAATAATAGAGTAGTTATAGCTTACGCAGACTTAGGTAATAGTTATTATGGAACGGCTGTGGTCGGAACAGTTTCTGGCACAAGTATTTCTTTTGGAACTCCTGCTGTATTTAATAGCGCCCAAAGCAACGGTAGTATGAGTATCGTCTTTGATGATAATGCAGGTAAAGTTGTAATTTCATATCAAGATGGTGGAACTAATCAGGGAGAGTCTGTGGTTGGCACAGTATCAGGAACTTCTATTAGTTTTGGGTCTACTGCTACTTTTTTAGGTAATGATTTTAATAATTTAGTCGCATCTTACGACAGTAATTTAAATAAAGTTTTACTTGTTTACAGAGATGGAAATACCTCAAATCGTGGGGCTGCTGTAGTCGGAACTGTGTCTGGTACAACTATAAGTTTTGGAAGTCAGGCTCTTTTTACGGCAGATACCCCTGCAAGACCTAACGTGTGTTTTGACAGTAATGCTAACAAGTTTTTAATTGTTTATGATGACGGCGGAGATAGTAATAAAGGAAAATCTGTTGTTGCTACAATTTCAGGCACGAGTGTTAGCTTTGGTAGTGAAGTTACTTTCCATGATGCAGGGACAGATTGGATAGGAACATCTTTTGACAGTGATGAAAACAAAATATTAGTTGTTTATGAGGATACAGCAGATAGCAATAAAGGTAAGGCGGTTGTCGGAACAATCTCAGGGACGAGTGTTAGCTATGGTTCTGAAGTAGAAATTGGAAACTCTTCTGCTACTCTGGCTGAGATTGGAGTAGTGTATGATACAAATTTAGATGCTCATGTAATTACATTTCGTCCAGACTCATCAACACGGACACTTGAAACTATTGCTGCACAAGTATCAGGAACAACTGCAACATTCTCTAGTTCAGTTTCTTTAACAAATTCTGTATCAGATGAAATAGCTTTTCCAATATTTGATCCAGATACAAACAAAGTTATACTAGCATATCGTGATGAAAATGATAGCGGCAAAGGTAAAGCAATAGTTTTAAGTCCTGGGCTTGGCTCTAACATCACCTCAGAGAACTTTATAGGCATAGCTCGTAGTGGTGCAGCTTCTGGTGCAGGGGCTATCATAGATACGCAAGGTGCAATAGCCGACAACTTGTCTGGGCTAACAGCAGGGCAAAGCTACTTTGTTCAGGGTGATGGCACACTAGGTACAACGGCTGCTAGTCCTAGCGTCTTTGCAGGGACGGCTGTGTCAGCAACTAAACTTATCGTGAAAGGTTAGACATGTTAAAACGTATAGGTGCTGAAGAGAGTGGTGAGTTTAAAGCGATAGCCAGTGGCACATTGCCAAGCGGTAAGCCAGTGGTGGTTAATGCTGATGGGACTGTGAGTGTTGTTAGTGGATCGGATGCTTCTATAGGATCAGCAGCAGTTTTTGAAAGCGCAAGCACAGGTAAAACCGCTTCAACATTTGACTCAAGTAATAATAAAATAGTTATATGTTATAGGGATGTGGGTAATAGTTCTCACGGCACTGCCGTTGTAGGTACAGTTAGTGGAAGTTCTATTTCTTTTGGAACACCAGTAGTATTTAATGCTGCCTATACTAATGAACTAAGTGTTATCTTTGATAGTAATTCTAATAAAGTGGTGGTGGTTTATGCAAATAGTTCGCAAGGGACTGCCAAAGTAGGCACAGTGTCAGGAACTAGTATTTCATTTGGAAGTGCTACTGTCTTTGATGCGGCTCAAGGTGTCTACTTGGGTGCTACTTTTGACAGCAACAGTAACAAAGTTGTGGTAGTTTACACAGGAACAAACAACTATGTTGAGTCAAGAGTAGGAACTATTTCTGGTACGTCCATAAGTTTTGGTACTGCTGTAGTTGCTAAATCTTCTTCTACAGACGGAAATGCAATCACTTTTGACAGTAATAGGAACAAAATAGTAATAGTATCTAGAATAGGCACAAACGCTCAAGCAATGGTAGGAACAGTTAGTGGTACGTCTATAAGTTTTGCAAGTTCTGTTGGTATAGGAACTCAAACTAAATTTTTAGCTCTTACTTTTGATAGCTCAAATAATAAAGTTATTACTGCTTTTGTGGATGGTAGCGATGCAGATCAAGGTAAAGTTATTGTTGGAGACATAGACGGTAGTGGAGTTATAAGTTTTGGCACTGCTGTTGAATACAATGCTAATATAGATGAACAGCAAGGAGTTGCTTTTGATAGCAATGCTAACAAAGTTATTGTTGCTTACGACTCAGCAGGTACAAGCAAAGGGCAGGTGATAAGCGGTACAGTTAGTGGTACTAGTATATCCTTTGATTCGGAGACAGTATTTGAGGCTGCAAATGTTGAAGGTGTTTCTGTTGCTTTTGACAGCAATGCTAACAAAAATGTTATTTCTTACATAGATGGAGATAATTCAAGATATGGTACTTCTGCTGTCTTTGCTCCTGCTTCCACCACCATGACCTCAGAAAACTACATTGGTATGTCCAAAGGTGGGGCTGTAGCTGACACCAAGGGTGCAACCGTAGATATTATTGGTGCAGTAAATGATGAGCAATCTGGCCTCACACCAGGACAACAATATTTCGTACAGAATGATGGAACGATAGGCACAACGGCTGCAACGCCAAGTGTACTGGCAGGGACTGCTATTTCAGCGACAGAATTATTAGTAAAAACGTAAGGTGAATAATGCCGTTAATTTCTATGCAAATTCCAAAAGGTCAGTATAGAAATGGCACTGATCTTATGTCACAAGGTAGATGGCGTGATGTAGATTTAGTTCGTTGGCATGAAGACGCTTTGCGTCCTATAGGTGGTTGGCGTCAAAGGCAAAGCGTAAATATTAGCGGTGTTGCTCGTTCAATAATAGCTTGGGAAGATAACAGCGCCAACAGAAGACTAGCTACTGGAACTTTTAACAAATTATATGCATTACAAGCTGATGGAACTTCAGCAGATATTACTCCTGTTGGACTTACTGCTGGGCGTGTAGATGCAACTATAAACACTGGTTATGGCGCTAGTTTTTATGGGCGTGAAGAATACGGACTGCCAAGAGCCGACAGTGAAAACATATTAAAAGCTACCGTTTGGTCATTAGATAACTATGGAGAATTTCTTCTAGCTATGTCTCCTGACGATGGAAAATTGTATGAATGGCAGTTAAATAATGCTGTTAAAGCTGCACAAGTAACTAACGCTCCTACTTCTTGTTCTGGGTTTATGGTTACAGAAGAAAGATTTGTAGTTTGTTTTGGCGCTGGTGGTGATAGCCGAAAAGTGCAGTGGTCAGATCAAGAAGATAACACAACTTGGACAGCAGCCGCTACAAACCAAGCTGGTGATATACTACTACAGACTAATGGTGTTATTTTACGAGGTTTAAGAACAAGAGGGCAATCACTGATTTTAACCACAGAAGATGCCCACAGCATGACCTATCAAGGGCCACCATTTGTTTATGGTCTAGAAAGAGTTGGAACGTCTTGTGGGTTAATAGGCGCTGCTGCTGCTGTAGCTGTGGACGCTGGAGTGTTCTGGATGGGTCAGCGTGGTTTCTTTGCTTATTCTGGTGGTAGGGTTCAAGATATACCATGTGAAGTTGGAGATTATGTTTTTTCTGATTTTAATAATGACCAACGTAGTAAAGTTAGTGCTGTAGTAAACTCTGCTTGGAATGAAATATGGTGGTTTTATCCTAGCTCAGATAGCATGGAATGTAACAGATATGTAGCTTACGATTACGCAGAAAACATATGGACTACTGGTTCTATGGATCGCACTGCTGGAGTTGATCGTGGTGTATTTCGTTACCCTATGTACATCAAAAGCAATGGTATTTTATACGAACACGAAATAGGTTATAATTATGACACTGGAACGCCATTTGCTGAAACAGGGCCAATATCAATTGGAAATGGTGAAAACTTAATGAATGTTGTAGAACTTATACCTGATGAAAAAACATTAGGTGACGTTACTGCAAAGTTTAAAACAAGGTTTTATCCTACTGCTGCTGAAACAACTTACGGCCCATTTACAATGAGCAACCCAACATCTGTAAGGTTTCAAGGGCGTCAAGTTCGTATGCGTGTAGAGGGCAACACAGCGTCAGATTGGCGTGTGGGCATAATGCGATTAGATACGCGGCAAGGTGGGAGTAGATGAGGATTGTCCCACCGTATACACCAGATATACAATCATGGGCTGAAAATATTAGGAAGTTTCTTGGCAAGGCTCTCAATCAATTAGATGCTACTGACCAATATTCTTCTGCTGCTGAAGATGGTGTTTTATTATGGGATAGAACAAAAAAATATGTTGTAGTATCTTCTAGTGGATCATTTAAACAGGTTGCAACTAAACAAAGTACACCAGCGTCTAATGTTGGTTCTGCTGGAGATGTGGCTGGGATGATTGCGTGGGATACTAATTATATTTATATTTGCGTTGGCACACATGATGGTTCTACTGCAATTTGGAAACGCGTTGCGTTAAGTACATGGTAAAATTATGAAAGATTTTATTTTAAGCGATGATTTAGAAAGATGTCAGCCTTGGATAGAGGATGCACTGCAATACTCAGGTGGCACACATACTTTTGATGATATTGTTTTAGGTATTGCTGAAATGAGGATGCAATTATGGGCTGCACCAAAGGGGTGCATTGTCACAGAAATTGTGGTATATCCTAAAAAGAAAGTATTACATCTGTTTTTAGCTGGTGGTGATTTGGAACAATTAATAGATATGAACAACGATATAACTAATTGGGCGGTTGGTCAGGGTTGCACTGGTGGAACAATCACAGGTAGATTAGGTTGGAAAAAAGCATTAGCGCCATTAGGGTGGAAATTAAAAAGTGCTAATTACGCATTTGATTTAAATAATAGTGAAAGTGATTAGGAGATAATTATGGGTGGTGGTTCTCAAGAAACAAAAGCAACCTTACCGAAATTTGCGGAAACAGGGGTTCAACAAACTTATGGGATGGGTAGAGATGTTGCAACTCAACAGGCTACTTATGTTCCTACATACGGCCCAACAGTAGCTGCATTAAGCCCTGATGAACAAATGGCGATGCAATATACTGATATGCAAGCGAACGCATTTGGTATGCCTACAGCAAACAGGTCAGGTTATATGCCACAAGCAATGCAATATGAGGGTGGTATTCAGGGATATTCTGCTAGACCATTAGCAGATCAAGCAATTGGATTATTAAGAGATGAAAACCCTGCTTTTGCTCAGTATACAGAAAGCTTTGGTATTGATCCAGAAACAGGAGAAGTTGGCTCAAGAGCGTTAGAAAACCAACCTGTAGAGTTAGAAATGCAAAGCAGTGGTGGGAAATAGGAGAATATTATGGGTAGTAGGGGACAAACACCAGGTGGGCAAGTAGCAACTCCACAGCCAACGCCAGTAGCGCCA